TGCCTTGGTCCAATTCCCCATAGAGTGATAGGTCTGAGCAATGTAGAACATATACCGGACGTTGGTAGGGTCGTCCTCCAGTCCCTTTTCTAGCAATGCAAGGTCTCGGGTAAACTTATCCGCCTTGCATCCACCGTCGTTCTGATCATCAATATAACATACGGCCTTGGGAATGGCCGCGCACTCTCCATCCCAGTATTCGTGCGTCACGCCCTTGCAGACCCAAGGATAGTCCATTCGGATTAGACGAGTGTTTGGATACTCAAGGTCTCCGGCACACTGCACAAATGTGTATCCTAGTTTACCGAGTGCCTGCTTTCGCAACGTTCCGGGCACAAACACCATATCGGCATCCAGCAGGAGCCCATACGTATCTGTCAAGTCCCATCCCTTGGACTTGCAATACCCGAGCGCATTCTGGAAGCTCAAGGTACGATTATGACCAAAATTCTTCCATGTATTTATCTCAACACAGCCCTCGTGGGTCATCAAGAAATCCAGCGCAATGTCGGTCGTCATGTCCGTCGATCCAGTGTCGGTGATCACATACGCATCCACCACCCCTTCAACGGCTTCCATACATCGCTTAAGGATTTTCTCTTCATTCTTGACCATCAAGATCAAGACAATCTTCGGCATTCTGCGTCCGTATTGACATTCCTCTCTTCGCTCTGTCTAAGTAAATGACCACCGACTTCGTCAAGCAGTCTCTCCGCGAGAACCTGAGCCGCGTTCTCATTCCTCACGTTGCGGATGGTCTGTGGAGCATCTACGACAATGCCAAGACCGCCTGTATTCGCAACAAGCAGCCGAGCGAGACGCTGAAGACGTTCCAGAATCTTCTTACTCGCGTTCCCATGTGGACAGAGGAGGTGCTGGCAACTGAGGTCTCTCGCATTGAGAAGGTGTCCAAGTGCGAATACATGGACGATCTTCTGCTGGGTGTGTTTGTCAGCTATATTCGCGCGTTTGCCACTCTGCAGCAGTCCGAGGATACGCACATCAATGTCAACTTTGAACGTCCGTCTCTCTCCAACTTTATTTTTACGCTGTACAAGTCAGCCGCCCGGAAGAGCTGGTCCAACGCGTATCTCTTCAAGACGCTTGAAGTATCCTCCGAGCAGCAGTCTCGCAACCGTCGTGACATTGAGACCATGCTTGGTGGAGCACTGGACGAGGTGATTGATAGCTTTATTCCCTGGAAGGAGATCAGCAAGGCATACTTTCAGAGTCGGTCTGCGACACCCGCTCCGGTTGCGGCTGCGGCGGCGGCCCCCGCTCCGGCTCCGGCACCAACTCCCGCGCCCGCTGAGGCACCGGCCAAGCCCACATTGACATTTGGTGAGTCCGAGACAGTTGAGTTTGAGACTGACAATGAAGACGACGAGGACGAGGAGCGCCCCCGTATTGAGTTGGGAGAGGACGTGGCCCTTGATTTGTCGGAGGATGAAGAGCCGGCCGCCAAGCCTACGGGGGTTGTCAACCTGAATCTTTAAGTGCAGCGCCGCGTCTAACTACCTCTAAACCAATCCACAAGGAAAAGCAAATGCCGGACTATCAAATGCTCGCTATGGTTGTCGGTTCAGTGATGATCGTAGCTGCTCTGTTGTATGTGCTTGATCGCCGTGCAAAGACGCAGCCCGTTGATTACACGGACTTAGGAAAGATCGCCGTTGGGTCCGGTGTCCTGGCATCGGGCGTAGTGTATTCTCTGGGAACAGAGACAGTTGTAGATGCTGCCGAGACGGTGGCCACGGCTGCTCAGGATATGTTTGTCGGGAAGCCGGAGTTTTAAGACAAGCATAGATACATAGTATGTTGCGTACAGTTCGTGTTGCAGGGAGACTGGTTGAACTTGCGGGGTTACAGCAAGTTTGGTATGGTGTTGACCATTTATCTAACTCGCGTATCACACTCTACTATCCTAACGGTCCTACAAAGACGATTAACTATGCGTATGGTCAGTGGGCAGAAGCCAAAAAAGACCTAAAGATTCTAGAGGACGCTATGCATCAATCACAAGCGCATCTCGTAGCTGAGATGCCGAAAGGGTTACGCGATACTGCGTCATGCGGCCAATCTCTTTCTTAGGAACTGCTGAATCCCCGCAGTACCTCACAATCGCCTTGTACAGATCAAATCCGTGGTAGCGATCATGGTTGTCCATCTTCTTACGAAACATCACCGATGACCCATCCGTCTGTTTCATCCACTGCAAAAAGATGCTAAACAGCGGGTGTGTGTATTCATGCTTCGGTCCCTTGGGAAACATATCCCAAAAGACTGACGTAGCAAAGCGAACCAAGTCAAATGACGACGACGCAGAAATGTGTGCGTGCTTGTTGTTGTAAAAGGGCTCCATGTTGTACTGCCCACCCGCTTCCTCATCCTCTTGAAACTGGCTGCTCATGAACATCTTGGGCTCCTTCAGTCCAGTCAGACGCAGGCTGATAATTGCCCGATCAAAGTCAATGATCTTCATCAGGTATCCAAAGGTCGGAACATTATACGTGACTCCAGCGTGAATGTATACACAGTGCGTCCGGTCTGTCTTGACGTACATGATGTTGTTGCCGTGGAGGTCATTGTGCGTGAAGCCATACGTCCTCTGAGCATAGGCAAGAGCAAAGACAACCTGTGACACCCAAGCGGCATGCTTTTCGGGTTCGGGATGCTCCTTGATAAGGTTGTAAAACGTTCCCTCGCAAACTTCCATGACTGTTGTCACCACCGGCACATCCGTGAACGTCGCCCAAGCAAACGGTTCAGGTTCCTCGTCTTCGCCCTCGTCCTCGTTTGTCCCCTCTGAACAGTCACACGATTCAATATCGTACACATCATCGTCGTCTGTCTCCTCCTCGTCCATCTCCGGGGGCTCAGAGGACGCAATGTCGTAGGCTTCTACATCTTGCTCGTCCGGTGCGCTCACATGGTCAGCGTCCACATCGTCAACGTCTCCCAAATCAATCTCTTCGGCTGTATCGAGTGCAATACGGGCCCGACGCGTATGACTGAACTCTGCTTCGTGGCCCGCCGTCCGAAGCTTTAGTTCAAACGTCTTGCCGATGCGATCCGCAAACCAGCTCTTCTCGGTGAGCTCTTCGTAGTCGTCTGAAATGTCAACGGTGTGAGAGCCGGCCACGCCGACGTATACGCCATAGACAGTCGGAAAGTGAACACATTCGGACTCAGACAGAGCGATGGATGCAATGGCTCCAACATAGGCGGCCGTGTGAGGACTTTGCATGGTTGCGTGCATATCATCCGCTACATTGGCGCGCTTCGGAACACCAAACGATCCGTAGTCACCGCGCATCGTCTTGAAGGGGGACAGAATCATCGTCGTCTTGCGGTGAACAGGAATGGTCTTGCCTCCAACCTTGACGTGAGTTGCGTCGACAATTGAATCAATCGGCTGGTCCAGCTTGACTCCATAGTCGTGCAGGCCCGCTACATTCTCTGTCTTGAACAGCTTTTCAAGGCAGGGGAAAAAGGGCTGCATTGTCTTCATAGACCAGTGCGTTCCGTCCAGTCTCGGTAGACGGTGGATCTTCATGTTCACGGACGTCGTTCTCAAGTCCTTTCCCATTATGAAGTGTCTCGGTGATGAATGTCAAAAAATAAACGACGGTGAGAACAAGATGAATTTTCAGCTCAGGAAGTTCAACATGGACATGATCAAAGACCGATGCGGAATGGATTCGCGCAAAAGTCCTATGATTGTCATTATCGGCAAGAAAGACACGGGCAAATCGTTCTTGGCTCGTGACTTGCTGTTCAACGTTCAAGACAGTTTCCCTGCCGGAATGGTGATCTCGCCCACAGAGGTCGTGAACGAGTACTTTCAAGCCTTTGTTCCCTCCAAGCTCATTCATGACAAGTATGAACCTGCGAAGGTCCAAGCGTTTATCAAGCGTCAGTTTGGAGCAAAGCAACGGTTTCTGAAATCCAAGACATCCGGAGCCCCGTTTGATCCCCGGGCCTTTCTGATTTTGGACGATTGCCTGTACGCCGCCAAGGAGTGGATCAACGAAGAATCCACTCGGTTCGTTTTCATGAATGGTCGGCATCTTGATATGCTGACCATTATTACCATGCAGTACCCGCTCGGCATCACGCCGAACCTGCGTACCAACGTGGATTTTGTCTTCATTCTGCGCGAGAATATCCTAGGGAATCGTCGTAGAATTTACGAGAATTACGCAGGTATGTTTCCTACTTTTGAAATGTTCTGTGACTTCATGGACCAATGCACAGAAAACTACGAGGGACTGGTCATTTGCAACAACGTAGCCTCCAACAAGCTAGAAGATCAAGTGTTTTGGTACAAGGCATCTGAGCATCCGCCGTTCAGGCTTTGCGACCCAACTTTGTGGACCGATAACCGCCCGTTCCAGTCCGCTATGCTCGCCGCCGACGACTATACGTCCGGCGCGTTGCGGAGGAAGAACGCTTCCCCCGCCGTCTGGGTAAAGAAGACCGGCGGCGAGTAGTACCCCCTGATCGACAGATGTCTACTGTCTACGAAGACCGACGCTTGCGTCTCGTAGTCCGCTTGCGCGCGCCTCCTTTCCGTCTCTGTTGTCGCATCAACAACCTATTATACTCCCAATGCTCCGCAGCTGCTCTTGCATACCTGCCGATAGCCAACGCTAGGTTCTTATTAAAGATGGGGGCCGCCGCCTGCTCGGCAGTGTGCTGCACAAGGTTAAGGCGGGCTTGAAGGGCAGGATCGTACGCATTTGGACCCATAGCGAAAATTAACTGGTCCG